AGAACTGAGCGACTGCAAGGAAATCCTTTGAATCACTTCCGTCCTTTGGAGACCCGAATTTAGAAACTAGTTCTGCTTCGTTACCGACAAGAACTGGTTCGTTTGAAGGGCCCCACGCAAAGTCTCCGACGAATGCGCCAGTTGTAGAAGTGACCGCTGGGACAATTCCCGACAGGTCAATTTCTTTCAACTGGACATGCGGAGATGCCTGTGAAATAAGAGCCATGATTGTATCCTTCTAGTTAAGGTATAATAAGTTAAACATAATACGGAGTAATATCGTCAATAACACTATTTATAACTTACCAGTTTTCACCGTAATTTGCATCGAACGGGGTCTGAAAGTTCGTCCATTCTGCGCCATCTGTTGACGGTGTCTCGACCTGATCTCTACCGTCATCGATGATACCGAACGGTGGTAGGTCTTCCTCGATCTGCGCCATTCTCTCTTCAAATAAAAGGTTTTTGATATTCATGTCGAAATTGTCACCGAATGATTGGGTGGAGACGAAGTAACCGAACATCACTAGGTTCATCATCAAGTCGTCGTGGTTACCATCACTCGCCTCATAGGATACCCCCTTGGAGACAAATGTGGAGATCTCTAGAATAGTTTCTTCATCAACTACTTGTAATTTATTGTTCTCTAAGATATCCTTAATAGACGAACACCCGATGCGTTTTACTTTACGAGTCATCGTTACACCGATAGCGTCTGACTTGATAGCGGATTCCAAGAACATATTTTCATACTCTAGATCTTGGTAGAGACCAACCGCAACCAATATTCCGGCATCATTATTTTCAACAATACATAGCGCTTCGTTATAAAGATTTGCGTACTTATAAATAATACTCGGGTAGAGCAAGGGAGAAATATTGTTGTTTCGATATACAGCCACTTGTTTAAATGGCCTTTGTGATACATCGATTACCGTAAATGTCGAATAGTCCTGTCCTCTACCCTTACTTACATCCACGGTCATGATATACTCATGATCCTTGATGGGTTTCTCATATACCTTGAGATCCCCACCTTCCAATAGATTTATTGGTTGTCGCGCACGTAGATCTAGCAGGGTATTACCCTCGATCAATGTGTCACCCGTCCCGAAGAAGGTATTCCCAAATTCCTGATCAAACTGGAGTTGGGATGTATTCGCGATGGTTTCCTCTTTCCACCTCTCATCTCGCCCAGGCACATCCCACCAATCTACACGATAGGGTTTGTATTCGTTTACACCTTGCACGGCACCTTCCCAGATCTTATGATAAGTATTACCGATACCATTAGCGGTTGATGTAATGATCACCTTAGTGTCTACACCGGAAGATACTACGGGATAGGTTGACGTATAGAATTCTGCCGCGTTCTCTACGAACGCAAACTCATCTAGGAATAGTAGGTTGACCGACATACCACGAATCGATGATCCGGATGTCGCCGCTGCAACGATACGTGAGTTGTTCGATAGTTCAATAGACCCTTTGTTGAGAGCCTTACAACCCGGCTGTAGAAAGAAAGGAAGGTTTTCCAACATCAAGGTTACACGCGCCAACATTTCACGCGCGGTTGCGCCCTTGTTCGCAAGGATTGCAATAGTCTTCTCTGGGTGGAATAGGGCATACCACAGAATGTACCCAACCGAACTGATAGACTTACCTGACTGTCGACACGCTAGGACGATAGAGAACCTGTTATCCTCAAAGTGATCAAACATGTCTTCTTGATACGGGTAGAGGTTGAATGGAACGAGACCCTTGTCTAGATGGATAACCTTGACGTACTGTTTGCAGAAATACGAAGGATCCTCCATACACTTCTTATACTCACGGAGTTTCGTGGCGTCCCATTCTTCTGCGACACCATCTCTTTTAATCTGAGGATTGCCTAGATAGGAGTTCTTACTATAACTACTCATCGTCTTGGTCTATGACCTTCTCATCCTTGTCCCCCAATAGGAAACGCTGGAGTTCAGTTGTCGACCCGATGAATAGATTATTGTTCGTGGTGTTTTTCTCTTTGGGTTTGTCGTCTTGCAAGAGTTCTTTTTGTTTCTTGTTAAGTTCCATCAGCTTGTCATTGACGTTAGCGATGTCCTTGATCATATTAGACAACACCTCGAATGCTCGGGGATGTTCTGATTCACGCGCGACCTGAATCATTAGGTCAAGCGATTCTCGACCCTTCTCGATTAGATCATAGTAGGTATCACGGGAGTACTCATAGTCCTGTTCGTGGACAAAGTTCTTTCGGTCATCGTCCGTGATAATTGTTGGGGGGTTATGACTGTCTGTCATCGGTTATCTCTATATTAAAACCAAAGTCTCCGTTTGAATTTACATCAATCGGATCTGGTGTCACACGTACATTACTTAGGAAATCTGTATCTCCAATGTCGGAGACTATTGCGTTAAGTTCTGTATTTACTTCGCGAATCTCTGTGCCAGTTTTTATTGGACCATAGAAATTTGCATTCATATCAAAGGATAGAGTGTATATGATGGTTCGTCTTTGTTCAACCGGACCTTCAAAGTCATCTGAGAAATTGACTCCCGTTAAAGTAACAGGAATGTCTTCCTTGATTTCTGGATAATCAGAGAATGGTTTTACCGACAGGGAATACTGCGGAGCAAAGTATGGTAATATCTGTTCTACCACCTGCAACGCGTCATCTTGTGACTTCGCATAAATGTTTAGTTCAAAACCAATCTTATATGGAACACCACAAAACACATCTTGACGATTACCACTAATTTTACTTTCTACACTTACTTGATTTACTTTTGGTAATTGTCTGGCAGAATCATATGATATTGAAGAAACCTCAAAGGACATACGAGGTAACTTTAGTGCGACCTTACGTTCGGACTGTTCTCCCTTACTCATCTCCTCTAGTCGTGAGATGAAGTTCCTGCGAGGCGCGTATGTCAGAGGCAGTTTGACCTGAGACAACACCTTACCGTCCGCAGCGGTTCGCAGTATGTGCATATCGTTAAACATAGACCCAAACAAAGCAACACAAGTGCGCATACGTTTATGATAAAAATGACCACCCATCATTAGATTATATCTCCAAACGGATTAGATTCACTGAAATCAAGGAAGTCCCCTTCCCAATCATTGAATATTTTATTCTGCGCATCGACCTGTATCTCATTGACACCTTCGTCTTGTGAGACTGGAGTCATAGACGCGTTCGGTCCAACGACTGGACGATCCGTCGCCCACTCATGATACTTACCATCGGTCGCACCTGTGTGTGCAATCTTTAACATACGAGTGTCACTGTTCCATGAGGTGACCTCGCCATTTAGTATGTAGTCGTCGAATACCTGTTGGACATCTTCCCCAACTAGGTAATAGGATTCATCGTCTGCGACTCTTGGAGGCATCTGTAGTTCGTACTGGAATGCACCCTCGACCTCGACATTATCAATGTCTGGGATGCCAGTGTCGAAGTCTTCGTCTGAGAACTCGAATAACTCGCATTGCATACGGAACGTAGGTAGTTGCGACAACTGGTAGAACGGAGTTTCTGTCTCCACCTTCATCACTTGGAATAGTGACTCTGATAGAGGTAGGTAGATTACGTCACCCTCACGTGGGCGGAACTGTGCATCAGCAAGACGATCACCGACCAGTTCTCTCCATCGACGACGTGCGATGACAAAGGTGGCTTGGTCACGGATCTCAATACCGAACTTGGTAAAGATGTCTCCCTCTCCATCGAACCCTTCTGCGTTCTCGATGTAGACCTCAACCTTGTATGCGTCACCGAACTGAGACTGGATGCTGTCTAGGAAGATGTCTTCCTTCTCCACGATCTCACGAGGCAGGTAATAGACATCCTGTCCGTAGAATTTGATAGACTCGATGATCAAGTCCTCATACAAACTCTGTTCGGATCGGTTCTTTTGACTTATGTATGGATTAGTCGCCATGGTTTACCCCATAAAGAACATTGGACCTTCGTCCTCTTCCAATCGGAACTTCTCCATGATCTTGTCGATGTCTGCGATTGCGTCATCATAGATTTGACGACCATTGATAGTAACCCCGCCAGGCAATGACATACCGTCAAACTTGATTAGGTTGATACCCCACTGACGTTTAATCAGTGCGGTTGTGTATTCTTTCAGGAAGCGGTGGTTCCATAGATTGTTGTATTCGGATACCGTATCGTCCGGACTGCGAATACCGTAGACTTCAAACACGACGAAGTCTCCCGCTGTTAGTTTCGTTTTAGAAACAAGTAGGTTCACACGATTGTACTGTCGATCAAAGGTCATCTGTGGTTGACCCATCAACTTCATGTCGAGTAGCGATAACTGTTGTTGCATACCTTCATAATATGCCAAATCACCCAACACACCGTTTGCACGAGTGAAGTCTGATATGGTATACTGTAGATACTGCCACGCGTCACTAAACCACCCCTGAGAGTTCGACAGGGTGACTGGTAGCATACGTACCACCGCAGTCAAATCAAGGTCGTCCGGTAGATCTACGGTCTGTGTGTCGACATCCTGTTGTGTTAGTTGGTGTTTGAGATAATATCTCTTCGACCCGTCTGGGTGGTTCTCGCGGAACCATTGAAGTGCCTCATCAACACGATCATCTAATTGTTCGTCATCGATATTGATCTCAACAACTGGATGTCCCAGTGCACGTAGGCAATACTCGATTAGTTCTTCTCTGTCAGTAGCGTACATCTAATGTGTCTCGAAGTTACGTGTGTGTCTCTCTATTTATACGATTTTATTTATAGACATAAAAAAAGGGAGTCCGAAGACTCCCTCTTTCATCGAAGTTCTAAGAACTTGGATTAGTTGACAACAGTACCGTTGACATCGTAGACATCGATACGGTAGTGTGAACCGTGTTGTCCGTCTAGTTTGTCCGCGTTAGTTGAGTTGTCTGGTACTAGAGCACCGGCAGTCTCTGTTAGATCTAGTGAGAACTTACCAGAAGCCTGGTTGTAGTCTAGGCATGAACCGTTGTCCGCACCGACACATGCTTTACCACGTGCGTCTGTGAAGTATAGGTTAGTTGAACCTTCTGATACGTTATCAGTGTTCCATGCAAGGACAATCGCCTGGTTTGTCTCTAGGTTCGCAATGCGAGATGTGTTAGAGTTAACAACACCTGTGATCGAACCATCAGCAGATTGGAATGCAGCAACGATCTCTGTTAGAGAATCTAGTGCGGCTGGATCTGTGTTAGACACAATGCTGTTGATCTGAGTTTGCAGACTTGAGTCAGCAGCGTTACGTTGTTGCGCTTCCGCATCAACCGCAGCGATACGTGCCGCAATCTCATCATCGATGTCTGACTGTAGTGCAGCATCAGCAGCTTGACGATTAGTCGCCTCACCGTCGATATCATCTTGCATTAACAGGTCAGCAGCTTCACGTGCAGATGTTTCTGTCGCAAGTGCAGTCTGTAGTGAAGAGATGTCACTATCGTTAGATGTGATCTGTGCTTGTAGGTTAGACTTGTCACCAGTTGTTGAGTTGTCTAGTGCATCGATCTGTGACTGTAGACCGTTGTCCGCAAGGATGCGAGCGTTAGTCTCAGCAGTGATCGCGTTCTGACGAGCAGTTGTTTCAGCACTTACCGCAGCTGCACGAGCACTTGCCTCTGCATCTATTGCGTCTTGTAGATCATCGTCTGCAGCTGAACGAGCAACCTGTTCCGCAGTGATCGCAGATGCGTTAGATGAAGTCGCAGTTTCAGTCGCATCCATCTCTGATTCTAGGGTTGATACACGACCTGTTAGGGCAGATGCGTCACCACCTAGGTTATCGATCAGAGTTTGTAGACTTGCATCAGCACCTTCGTATGCAGCAACTAGTTCTGTCAACTGGTTCAGTGTTTCTGGTGAACCGTTTGTGATTGCAGATACTGCCGCAGATACTGTGTCGATGTTAGACTGTAGAGTGTTGTCTGCACCAGTACGAGCACTTGCTTCTGCATCGATGTTTGACTGAAGTACTGCGTCAGCAGCGATACGTGCAGTTTCTTCTGCGTCGATTGCGTTCTGTAGTGACTGATCACCACCGATACGAGAAGACTGCTCTGCGTCGATCTGTGACTGTAGAGAACCTTCTACCGCAACCGCACGTGCAGTCTCAACGTTTACTTCGTTTGAGTTTGCAACGTCACCCGCGATACGTGCATTTTCTTCCGCAGTAATTGCAGCACTGTTGATGTTGATGTAACCTAGAAGTTGTGAACCAAGGTCAGAACGAGTTGATGCTTCTGCATCAACATATGCCTTAGTTGCCGCATCTTGTGCAGAACTTGGATCGGCCAGGTTGTTGATCGCATTGCCACCCATATCAACATCAGCAGTCATCTCAATATTAGATGAACCTGAAGAAGTGCTGATACCAGATGTACGTGCGTTTGCAGCAGCGATTGCCGCGGCGTTAGCTGCGATGTCTGTATCGTTAGAAGTTACTTGACTTTGTAAGTCAGCAACGTCTGTTGGTGTTGCAACACCGTTCGTTAGGGTAGTGTTGATTGTTGCGATATCTGAAGCGTTCTGAGCAACAGAACCTGTCAGAGTGCTATCTGCATTCTCAAATGCAGCAACAATTTCTTGGAGCGTGTCAAGTGTTTCTGGAGAAGTTCCCAGAATAGCACTTACCTGCGCCTGTAGGTCTGCGATATCAGAAGAAGTCAGACCTGCAACAGCATCGGCGATCGCAGCAGGTACAACCTTACCGTCCGCACCGATTACAGTTACGTCGTTGATTGAGATGTCACCATTCGATACGTCAACGCCGTTCTGTATTCTAAATTTCTTATTTGTAGACATTTTGTTTACCTTTTAGAATTTTAATGGATGGGGGAGAGCTGATCCCTCCCCCGACTATTATCACGTGTTCCTTATGCGTCAACGTATGTTACTGAGACAGAAACTACCGCACCTGCTGATTCAGCGGTGTATAGTAGTTCAACACTCTGTCCGTTTACACGAACGTCTGTATCACCTAGGAATGATGAACCAGTGAATACGACACCATACTCAACGATGTAAGCAGATGTTCCATCGTGGACAACTAGTGCCTCACGAGTTTCGAATTCACCACCAGACTCTACTGTTACAACATACTTAGCAGAACGGTAATTTGTCTTGTTGAATGCAGAAACCACTGTAGCAGAAGTTCCAACAACAACATCGTTACCTTGTTCAAATACCTTGATATTGTCAGCAAGAGTTTCTAAACCAACCGACTTAGGATCTAGTACACCAACTGAGTTAGTAGACTGTGCGATAATAACCGCCTGTGTACCAACTGGGATTGCAGCGTTGAATGTAATAGTTTGTGCCTGTGCATCGATGGAGTAGTGTACGCCTGGATCCTGAATAACACCACCAACAAAGACGATTGCGTTCTGGTCTTGTGTGTAAAAATCTATCGCGAATGTAGTCTGCGCACCGTCACCAGCCATTGTCTGGCGTTGTGCGTTGTTGAATGCCAACTGAGTTGGATCCTGTAGAGACATTCCGTCTAGAGTGTTGTTTACACGTAGTACATAACCATTCTTACCGTCGTATGCAGTATCAGCAACGTCTGCAAGTTCCAACATGGTCTTTGCAGTATCGATTGAGAATGCACCTGTCGATGGGTCGTAAGATACCTTACCTTCACCCGCAGTGTCTACAGCAGATACTGAAGAACGTGCGCGAGCAGTTGTGAAGTATAGGTTATCACCTTCGGTTACATCTGTAGTTGAGAACTGCGAGATGTGTTGTGCAGCAAGACCTGCATCCAACTGACCCTTGTTTACCGCGTCTTGTGGGTCTGTACCGTTAGCGACTGAAGTGACTTTGTTGCCACCCATTGATAGAGCACCAGACATGGTGTCTCCAGACTTAGCGACTTTACCGTCGATCTGAGTCTGTAGGTTTGCGTCCGCAGCAGCGAACTCACCACGAATCGCTGTACCCTGTGCCGCACGATCAGTGATCTCTTGTGCAAGTCCAGTAGCGTTAGTAGCGATGTCTGTTTGGTTAGTTTGGATTAGAGTTAGTAGATCACCGTCTCCAGACTGTAGTGCAGCAACGATCTCTGTTAGAGAATCAAGTGCGGCAGAGTCTGTGTTAGATACGACAAAGTCGATCTGAGACTGTAGTGATGATTCAACACCCTGTGCACGGTTAGACTCATCTACGATTGACTGTGCGTTGACATTGATCAATGCAGCCAAATCTGATTCTACACCAGTCGCACGAGCAGTCTCACCATTGATTAGAACGGTGTTTGCATCTTCCGCAGCAGTCGCACGTGCGATCTCTGCGTCGATCTGTGACTGTAGGTTACCCTTGTTTCCGTTGTGAGAGTTATCAACTGCCTTGATTGCCGCGTCTAGTTTTGCAGCAGCATCTGACAATGAAGTAGATGCATCAATGTAGTTGGAACCTGTTGGTGTGATGTAAGTACCATCAGCGTTTACACCAGCAGCAAGTTGAGTTGCAGTCATCTCTGTCTCAACAACTGTTAGACGCGAGTCTAGACCGTTGTCAGCGATTTGACGTGCAGTTGCTTCTGCGTCGATGTTACCCTGTAGAGTTGCGTCAGCACCTGAACGTAGAGCAGCTTCGTTTGCAACGATACCGTCTGCGTATGTCTTAGCAGCAGCTTCTGCGTCGTCCGCTTCTGCTTCTGCGTAAGTCTGTGCAGATGCAAGGACAACCGCGTCACGTGCGATGTAGTCTGCTTGATCAATTGTACGATCAGCAGCAAGATCGATACGGATCTGCGTATCTGCAGCAGTACGATCAGCGATCTCTTGTACTAGAGCGTCACTGTCAGCGTCTGCACGTGCAACAGCAGCAGCAAGACCAGATGTATTAGTGTCTGTCTCACCGTGTACTTCGTTGATTGCACCAACAAGAGTTTGTGCAGTTGTGTCTAGAGTTTCAGTTGAAGAACCAACCTTAGTTTCTAGTGCATCGATGTCTGCTTCGTTAACTGTTAGACGACCATCTTGTTCGATGTCCTTCGCTTCAGTTGCGGTTGCACGACTTTCTAGTGAAGTTGCGCGACCTTCGACTGCGTCCATCTCACCTTCTAGAGTAGAGATACGACCTTCGTCTACGTCTGTCTGAGCGTGTAACTCGTTAACAGCAGCAGTAACAGTTGATGCAGTTGTTGTTAGTACCTGCGTACCCATCTGACCTTGTAGAACGTCAACGTGACCTTCTTCTGTAGTCATACGAGTTTCTAGTGAAGTTGCACGATCTTCTACCGCGTCCATTTCAGACTGTAGAGTATCTATTTCACCTTCAGCAGTTGTTACGCGACCCTCTAGAGCAGTTAGATCACCAACTTCTACGTCGATTTCTGCGTGTAGTTCGTTGATTGCGTCTGAGATGTTAGTAGCAACAGTTTGTAGAAGTGCAGAACCTTGCTTAGTTTCTAGTGCAACGATATCTGCTTCGGCAACGTTTAGACGACCGTTCTGAACTAGTTGATCAGAATCTAGACCGTTTAGACGGTTTGTGTGAGCAACGTCTTTCGCTTCTAGGTCAGTAGCACGTAGTTCAACTGCGTCCATCTCTGTTTCTAGAGTAGTTAGACGACCACCGTTAGCATCGATAACACCTTGTAGATCTGAATCTGCTTCTTGGAATGCACTAACGATTTCTGTTAGTGAATCTAGTGCAGCACCATCTTCGTTAGAAACGATGAAGTCGACACGACCTTCTAGAGTTGTTAGGTCAGTACGGATACCACCTTCAACGCCAGTCGCACGTAAAACTTCTGCATCAATCTGGTTCTGTAGATCTGTGTGATCAGATGATTGTAGGTTTTGTAGAGCAAGGATGTCAGAATCGTTTGAAGTGACTTGTACCTGAACACTATCTACGTCAGTACGTAGACCGCCTTCGATACCTTCAGCACGGTTCTTCTCAGCAACTACAGCAGCAGCGTTAACTCCCTCTGCGACAGTAGCACGAGTGATTTCTGCGTCAAGTTGATCTTGTAGATCTTGTACGTCAGAACCAACTAGTCCTTGTAGAGCAAGAATGTCTGAATCGTTGTCTGTGATTTGACCCTGTAGATCAGTTACCTGATTTGTTAGGACAGTTTCAGCACCGGATGCACGAGCGACTTCTGAGAAGATCTGAGATTGTAGATCAGAGTCAACGTTTGTGAAACCTTCTTCTAGGTTATCAACACGAGTCGATAGTGCCGCATCTCCAGCAATACGCGCAGCTTGTTCAGTAGTGATGTTACCTGCGTTCGTAGAGATGTTGCCAATGTTTGTATTGATGTCTGTACGTAGACTTGATTCTACACCTTCTGCACGTTGACGTTCTGTAACGACTGCAGCAGCGTTAGTCTGTTCTGCACCTTGAGCACGTAGAACTTCAGCAGTGATCTGATCTTGTAGATCATCAACTTCAATTGTAGTGTTCGAGTTTAATGCATCAACTTGCGCCTGTAGATCAGAGTCTCCAGAAGCACGAGCGACTTCTTCTGCACGTAGGTCAGTTTCGTTCTGTGAAGAAAGAACCTGAACCGCATCCATCTCACCTTCTAGTACAGTAGTACGTAGAGATAGTGCGTCGTCTGCAGCGATACGAGCAGATTCTTCTGTAGCAACGATTGAGTTTGCGTGTGATACAGCTTGTTGTTTCGCAGTTGCGATACGAGCAGTGATAGTGTTTCCACTAGTTCCGTTTACGGAAGCGTCACCGATTAGTGCAGTATCTTGTGCGTCAGCGTGTTGTTTCGCTTCCGCCATGTGCGAATCAGCTTCTTGATCCGTGTATGCTTTTGCTTCAGCAAGAACATCATCTTTCTCAACTTGAATGTCAACGTTGATCTGGTCAATCTGAGATTGTAGACCAGCGTCAGCAGTTGAACGAGTTGATGCTTCTGCGTTGATGTTGCCCTGTAGGACACTGTCAGCAGATGCACGAGTTGTTGCTTCACTTGAAATCGCAGTTGTGTTAGATGCGATAAGAGCAGACATATCTGAATCAGATGCCTGATATGCACTGACGATTTCTGTCAATGAATCTAGAGCAGCTGGATCAGTGTTTGATGTGATGAAGTCAACCTGTGATTGTAGGTTTGCTTCAGCAGCAGTTGCACGAGTTTCTTCTGCATCGATGTTGTCTTGTAGGACACCTTCAGCAGCAGTCGCACGGGAGATTTCTGTATCAACGCGAACGTTTAGATCAGAATCGCCTGCGATACGTGCAGCGTTCTCGATTGCAACAGAGTTGCTTGATTCAGTGATTGCTTCTGCCTTTGCAGTTGCAATACGATCTGTGATTGTGTTGCCTGTAGTACCGTCAACAGTCTCATCACCGATCATTGTTTCGTCTTGTGACTCAGCGTGTGCCTTAGCAGCAGCTTCTGCCGCAACAATGTCTGCGCCTAGATCTGTACGAACTTGTGTATCTGCAACAGCACGTGCATTGATTTCGTCTTGGATGTTCTGTGCGTTTGCAGCTTCTGCACCAGTAGCACGAGTGATTTCACCGTCAAGACGACCTTCGATGCGTGACTCTTCGCCACTAGCGCGAGTAACTTCAGCAGTGATCTGAGACTGTAGAGAAGTAGACTTAGTCTCTTCTGTGTCTAGTCGTGCAGATAGTGCGTTGTCACCAGCGATACGTGCAGTCTCTTCCGCACCGATTAGACCAGCAAGTGAAGTTTCTGCTGATTGTGCGCGAGAGATTTCAACAGTAAGACGATCGTTGATTTCTGTTTCTTTTGCAACAGCACGGTTAACTTCGTTCGTGATCGCAGTAGCGTTTGCGATGATAGAAGCAGATAACGCGTCATCAGCGTTTTGGAATGCTTCTACGATTTCTGCTAGAGAGTCTAGTGAATCGCTGTCTACGTTGTTGATGAAGTTGTTTAACTGTGACTGTAGATTTGCGTCTGCTGACTGGTATGCAGCTTCGATTGAATCTTCACGTGCCTTTGCGCGTGTCTCTTCCGCAGTGATGTTAGCCTGTAGGGTAACGTCTGCTTGAGCACGAGCACTTGCTTCTGCGTCGATGTTGTTTTGTAGTAGTGTTTCTGCAGCTTGTGCGCGTTGTGTTTCTACTAGAACGTCTGCGTCGATTTGAGCAGCAACATCAGCATTAGCACGATCAGCGGTATAGTATAGGTTAGATCCTTCGCTTAGATCAGATGTACTGAAAGATGCGAAGAATGCGTCTGCACCAATCTTCTTTAATGAGTCGGAACCCACATCATAAAGAAGAGTGAAACAATCCGCAGGGTTTACCATACCTTGAAGGGTTGATTGTCCCTGTACCGCACTCTCGTCAAGTTTGGTATTAAGTACCGCCTTGTCCGCTAATGCAGGGGATTTAATCTGCCTAAATGCCATTAGGTTATCTCCTAGTTGGTTAGTGTTGGAATTAAACGTTTAATAATATACTAACGAAATTTTATGTAGATGTCCGTCCCAGAAGGGGGGATCTCAAAAAACTGTATAGTATCTCCGATGGTTTCATATACTTCTTCAGGATGTTGAAGTACATCATTTACCCATACATCAATTAAGTCATCACGTGCCGGATTACCGTTCAATGTAAATATGGCGGTGTCGCCAGGAGCAATGAACGCCTGAGATTCTGGGATCACAGTACGATCATTAGTTGATGATGAGGTACCTTCGATAAGTTCAAATAACTGAGTTTCTTGGCCAGGAGTAGAAGTCACTTCGTCTTGTTTCTTCTTAGCCAGATTGAACAGACTTTCGGCAAGCACCCTATTAAAGGACTTATTATTGATCATATTTGGAGTACTAGGATGGTTAATATACTGTCTTTATTTATACTAAAAACAAACTTAACCAGTGGTTTATTTTTACGATCTAAATTGAAGTAATTCTTGTATTAAATCGGTAACGTCTTGTAGGTCACTATCTAGATTATTAATTCTAGCATGTAATGCATCTACTTCAGTTTGTGTAGCGACACTTTGTCCATTCAATGTATAGTTACCCAGAAGTTGAACACCCGCGTCATCCATAATAAGTTTGTCATCATTCTGGTGTTGTATCTTGAACTGACTATCATTGAAACCTAAATGTTTGATGATAGTGTCAGTACCATTATGATAAAAACGAGTTTCTTCGTTGGTGCCTACAATAAAGGCAAAGTGGTCATCTATGATGAGGTCGTTTCCAAAAGAAACGCCAGTAGAATTGTAGGCGGCAACTTGTACAACTTGTTCTGCGTCTACAACATGTGTTAGGGAGATAGTACTCCCGTCATTCGCAACGTAGTCTATTCCTTGATGGAGTAAGACACCGTTCAAATATACTTGAATTCTTGACGGACTGTTTGGGTCTGGGTCATACTGTAGTACGTTCCCAGCGTCGTCTGCACCCGTTATAACTTCTAACGTTCCATCGGAAGTATAGATGTATGCGTTGAATGTAGTTGTCGCAGAGAGATTTCCATCTCCTACAGCGCCAATCTCTACAATCGACTGAACTCCACCATCATACTCTCGTTTGATATAGAGTTTGCCGTCCTGAGTATTTATACCAATCTCGCCCAGTTTTAACTCTTCGATACTGGGAATATCACCAAGGCCATCAAATGTCTTAATGTTTCCACCAATACTTTGGGCAACAGTACTAATAGGACGACCAACAGTAACTCTTTTGACTTTGGTACCAGAACCAAAACCACTTATTGACGCTACCCCTGTGATACCACCTACTCTTCTTATTGGCATTTTATTACCTTGTGACAGAAGGGTTGACTTTTATCTTTCCTTCTAGTATTCTTTCTATGATAGTGTGTCCGTCTTCATCAATGAAACTGATCTCTACATCATAGACATATCTACCGCGTGTGGATAGACCATCGGTTATTAAATTAGAAAGGGATAATGTGACGATACCTTCGAGTGAAGGTTCAGGGATCACGGCAGTAAAATCAATTGACTCGATACTTCTGTAAGTTTTTTTCATCTTTGCAGAAGCGGAATAACCAGTGAGATCTTTCTTAGATCCGTCCGGATTCACTAACTCTATCTGTAGAGCTAAATCTGCACCTTGATCAATTGTAAAATCTTCGTAAGTTGCCATAGTCATCAAGACCCTAAGTGTATAAACGTTCTGTTTCTATTTATACACTTAGGATACGTGATATTTTGTTTTATTCTGAAGCGATGTCTTCTAAGACCATCTCACGGAATTCTTCTGAAGTCTCAGACCAGTCGAAGACGTAAGAAACTGTTACACGCCAATCATCTTCTGAAGATGCAGCGTGGTACATTAGTTTCTCTTCTTCACCGTAGTGTCCGAAGTATGCCGCCTTGCAAGTCCACTGACCTGGCTTGTCTTGGCAACGGACAACTTCTTTAGTTTCCGGATGGATGTAGTCGAACCAACCTGAACCACTCTCTGAGTAAGAGAAGATTAGGTTGAAACCTGGCGCGTTAGCGTTGTTGTGCCATGCAATGAAACCGCCTGGTGGGTATACCGCAGCAAGCGCATTGTGCTTGACAGACAGGAAGTTCATCATCTTGTCGTTTAGATCCGACAACATGTGCGTCATGTCACGCTTGAAGATTGGGTCCGCATCCTTCTCGAACATCTGGTGTGCGCGATCTGATAGTTTAAAGTTATAACCTACCATCTCATCTGGGAAACCTTCGTGTTGCGTTCCCTCATCTACAATCTCTTGCATGTACTTTGGTCCAACGTACCAGTTACGCTGACGCATACGTTCCTTAGACGTGCAGTGACAGTTCTCTGCAAATCCAGAAATCTTAGGTAGTCCAGCGTAGTTGTCCAGAATCGCAAGCAACTCAGGGTTCTTAACTTCGACGTGCTTTAGATATTGGTCGTTTAACTGTGTCATACGATTGGTGTATCCTTATTAAGACCAGCAGAGAAGTGACGTATAATCACTGGCCCTGTTTCTGGTTTTGTTATTGCCCAATTAAGTGCGTTGTAGTAGTTCCATCTCAAGTCGTCATCAAAGATACCAACCTTGAGATCCTTATACTTTTCTTCTTTCTCAGTCAACCACCAGAGTGAGAACTGATCCCAAGATTTGAGACTGTCCACGTATCCGTCTGGCCACCAAGTGTCATTCATTTGTCTGAATGTCAAGTCCCACCAATCATCCATGAAATCACGTACAATCGGTTTAGACATATCATATAAACATACTGCTCCGCATAGTGTGAACTTAGAAACGCCTTCCGGAGTATCAAAGTCACGTTCTGCATATATGTAGTCACGGTCATCTGTCAAAGCGGTGAAGACCACATCGTGATCTTTCATTTCGTCCCATACTTTGACGATGTCTTCATGCTCTACTTCCATGTCAGCATCAATATACATCGTTAGGTCATACGGCGATTTCGCCATACCCCATAACTTAGCGCGGTAGTGATCGTCACATAAGAGAATATCGTCTGCGACATCTCGACCACGGTCATCAAGGAATCGTTCCTCAGTCACCAAACAGATCTTGCATTCCTCTTCCGGTTCATAGTAGTCCCTGAGAGACTCTGCAAGATTGATTGCGTACAAATAAAAGTTGCGTTTCTTAGACGCAACAATAATAAAACCTTTACTCTTTTCCATCTGTCTCGGCCTCTAGTTGGTCTTGTAAAATCATAATTGAGTACATATCGACTTCAATCTTAGATTTTGCACGACGCAATTTTGCCTTTAACTTCCGGTTTTTAGAGTTCTTAATCTCCTCAACCTCAAACGCTTCTAGTTTGTAGTTGAACAGTTTTTCAAGCTTACGTGCCTTTTGATGTTCCAATTCACGTTGTTTCTCTTCTTCCGCCTCCGCAGCTTTGCGTTTGACTCGATCGGTAGTTTCCTTATCGATCAACTCTTCACCAAGCGCATCCACAACTTCCGAAAACAACTCGTTGGTATTTCCATCACGATCATGTCTTGACAACAACATCTGTTGACGGGTGACACGACCCACATCATCTTCCATTTCTAGGATACAGTTTAGTTCTTTCTTTTCATCTGTTTCCCAGAATGCGTTGTCCATCCAACGTCTATAACTCATTTACTCATTCTCCAAAAGGGTTCAATTCAAATATCAAATTTATGTATAAGATTAATAAAGCGGGTCCGAAGACCCGCCCATATTCAGACAACTATTATAACATAAAAGGGTTGTTTATGCAACCCTTACATATAGTGTGTACACATCTGTAATGTGAGTCTGCGTGTCAGAGATGGTTGCACCGATGTAGTTACCGACGAAACTACGTGCGTAGTTTCCAGCGAACTCACGGGTGTAGTTACCACCAAAGTCACGAGTGTAGTTACCAGTGAAGTCACCTACGTATGTTGATACACGATCACGCGTGTATGCGCCACTGTAGGATGATGGTCTAACACGTGCGTATGCAGATACACGGACACGAGAGTAGTTACCTATGAAGTCACGAGAGTAAGTACCAGTGTACTCACCAACGTATCCACGGTTGTAGTTACCTACAAAGTTACCTACGAAGTCACGTGCGTATGCACCAGTATACTCACCAGCAAATGTTCTTGCGTAGTTTCCAGTAAAGTCACCAGCGAAGTCGCGTGTGTACTGTCCAGAGAATCCACGTGAGTAGTTACCTGTAAACGTTGTGTTGTAAGTACCAGTGTACTCACCAACGAATCCACGGTTGTAGTTACCTACATAGTTCCCTGCGAAACCACGAGAGTACGTTCCGGAATAAGCACCAGTGTACTCACCAGCAAATCCACGAGTATAATCTCCTACGTAGTTACCAGCAAATCCACGTGCATAGTTACCGACGTAGTTTCCACCGAAGTCACGACTGAAGTTACCAACGTAGTTACCTGCGAACGTTCCTACGTAATCACCAACATACTCACCAGCGAACTGACGTGTGTACTGACCAGAGAAGGTGCGAGAGTAGTTACCTACAAAGTCACCAGCAAAGTTAGTTACACGATCACGGGTGTATGATGATCCACGGTTGCGGACGTATGCAGATACACGAGTACGAGCGTATGCGGAGTAACGAGTGCGCGTTGAAGTACGAGCATAGTCACCAGTGTAGTTACCTGCGAAGTCGCCTGCATATCCACGAGCATAGTTACCAACGAAGTCTCCGGTAAACGTTGTTGCGTAGTTTCCTACGAAGTTACCAGCGAAGTTGGTTACACGATCACGTGCGTAAGCCGAACCACGGT